TTTCTCGGTGAGCTCAGGGAAAGATTACCTGAGCTTCCGGGATCTCTAGCTGCAAAATACAGTGCCTCCACTGGCAAGCTTAGCGGTACGCGTGATGCGGCCGCGGCTGTTGGTGGAGAACATCTGAACATGCAGTTCGGGATCCGTCCGTTCATTCAGGACGTCCAGAAGCTGTCCCGCGCTGTCCTCGATGTGAATAACATCGTGCGACAGTATAAGCGGGATTCGGGTCTTCCGATCCGAAGACGAGCTAGTCTCGATGGGAGTGCATCCAGTGTGCAGCCCCCAGATGAGGACGTAGGGATTGCTACTCCTACGTTCTTCAATCTGGGAATGCCACTGTTTGCTGGAGTTCCTCCCACCACTGTGATGGATAACTATCACAGCGAGGTGTGGTTTTCAGGTGCGTACACCTACCATCTACATGAGGGACATTCCTTCATAGATAAGATGGAGAGGTACGAACAGCTAGCTAACAAGCTGCTGGGCGACCGCCTTACGGCGGACGTCATCTGGCAACTCACACCATGGTCCTGGCTGATCGACTGGCAATCTGATATTGGGACTTTCTTGTCCAATATCAGTTTGTTCTCCAGCGATTCGTTGGGGTTGAAGTATGGGTACGTGATGCATAGAACAACCTGCACACGTGAGTACCGTAAGACTGGTATTACATACAGTCCAGGTAGCTCAGGCCCATCTTCACTCGTGCAATTCCATACGATTACTCGTAAGGAACGAACACGAGCTTCACCGTACGGTTTTGGCGTAGACTGGACGTCGCTTTCAGCGTCTCAGCTCGCCATCCTCGCTGCTCTGGGGCTAACCAAGTCTCCGGGCGGCAACCTCAAGTATCTCAACTGAGATCTTGAGGAGTGATGCGCACTTCTTGTGCATGCATCCCGGTGGGGTCAACCCGACTCTGCCGAACTTCAACAGAGAGCGTTCCCATGTCCTACGCAGACCCACAGTCAGTGACAATCAACGCCGTTGCGACCTCGCTTCCGCGAGTTAGCAGCGGTATCAACTCCGGTGGTTTTCAAACCGGGGATGGTACCGTACGGCTCGACGTCTCCTCCGCCTACGGGAAGAGGACGCGTCGAACGATTGGCCTGACCCAGTCAAAGGTTTCCGCTGATCCCCTGGTTCCGTCGCAGAATGTCCGCAATTCCATGCGTTGTTACATGGTTGTGGACACCCCTGTGAACGGATTCACGGTCACGGAGCAGAAGTATCTGGTGGACGCTCTTACAGCGTACCTCAGTGCTTCGACTGGAGCAAAGGTCACCCAGCTCTTGGGTGGTGAGAACTGATCCGTCCCTGGATGTGGAGAGAAAGATATCTCCATATCCTTTTCTGGTTGCTGAATATCTGCAATCAGTTGAGACGGATCTGGTTCTAACCGGCTTGTGGGACATGGGCGAGGATCTCGCTACCCCCCTGATTGGGAGGAGCAAGTGAAAAGCCCGATCGCGCTCGCACAATGGATCCTCATTGATTTGGGGATCCGATGCGGCACTAGCACCACTCGTGATTTTAAAACGATCACGAGGCGCGTCGAAGAAGAGGGGTTCTCGTTTTTGACGATTACCCTGCCGGACTTCTGT